TAAGAAAGGCTGTATATCCTATGGGAACTGTCCAAAGACCCATTAATGTTTGGTTATCTCCATCGCCATTGATGCTAAGATAAACATTAGCAGGAACTCCAGTGGTCACTGTGCCTGTTCCTGCGTAAATTGTGCCAGCATTTGCGCCACCACTACCCGCGCTGCGAACAATGCCACGATTTATCCGAAAGTACGATTTGGTAGTATTAACAGGCGTTTGTCCGTTTAATGTGACAACTTCGTTTACTTCGTTGTAGTCACCATCTAGGCCAAAAATTTCAACCGTTCTTGCACCAGTACCTGCGGCAGTGTCGTTAGCTGAACTGCTTGATATAGTCATTATCGTGGCTGATGGGGGGTAGGAATACAAACCACCTTGTTCCCAGATGGTTTCTTTTGCGGTTTTAATATCGTTGTTATAACCAAACTTAAACACAGTTTTATGACCCGTGATTTGACCACGGGCCACCTGTAGCTCAAATGGCTCAGATGTTCCAACTTGCGTTATGGAACGATAATTCGCCATTTTGACTCCTTATGACAAAAAGATTGTCAGTTCGTTCGATGCTCCTGTGAAAGCACTGATGTACGCACCACTTGTCGCAAGAATACCATCATCTGGAATATTTAAATGATGCATTCCTGTAGGAAATGTTTGCGTAATTAGTGTTTCGCCCGAACCACTTCCATCTTTAATTGTAAACGCACCCGCTGCGGCTGCATAAATTACAATTTGACGAATGCGCGAACGGGCAGGACCAAGAACAGCCGCAGAAGTTCCCTGCGCCCAATTATATGCCTTTACTGGACCAGCCATGAGTTATCTCCTTTTAGGCGTTGTTAATGCCTTGGATATACTCAACCGTCACATAACCTGCACCAGATGAACCTGCTGAAAAATCTATAAAGATTGGAAGATCAGAGGTTCCAATGTCTGCCCAAGTGTCAGCGTCTGTAATTGTACCGTCAGACCCATGATGAATCACGTTTGCAGCAGTTCCTGCTGCTAGTGCAGTAAATAATTCAGTAGACGTTGAAGACGTTCCCATACTGATGTTTGCTGCAGCCGTTGCCGTTGTGATGTAAATGATAATTTCTGTGATCTGACTATTTGCAGGAATTACAATACCTGTATCAGCAGCAGTAGTAGATTGTGTCCAAGACGCTGTTTGCGCCATTTTTACAAAACCAACGTTTGCTTTATCAGAACCTACAGTAGTTCCTGTAGTATCCTTGATGGTTCCGGCCTTAATTGGACCTGAAAAAGTTGTAGTAGCCATATCTATCTCCTGTCGTGGCTAGTGTCAGCCGCACCATGCGACTGTCAGGGATAAACTAACAATAACACAAATAGCTCAAAAAGAAAGAGGCGACTAAAAGCCGCCTCTAAAGTATGGAGCCAAAGACATGAACATGTCTTTACCTATTATAACACAATTTACGCGCCCGGAGAACCGAAAACACAACGTGGGTCAGAAAACCCAAAGCTGTAACGCTCACGCGCCTTAAAGCGCATGTTTCCTGTGTCAAAATCCGCTTCCATGTTTGTGCGCATTGGTGAACGCTCAAAATGCTTGAAGCCGTTAGGTGCGTCAGTCTTAATGAAGAACGCATCTGGGTCGGTCAAGAAGTGGTTAACAGTGTAACCCTCTGGAAGCATACCCATGTTACGGATTGCGTTGATATCATTGTCTGCCGTGCCGACACGTAGAGTTGATTCCAACAAACGATCTGCAACGAATTGCAATTGTGGTGGAATAATCATTTTAGTGCCGCGCAGAGCAATGATCATGTTGCGTTCGTCAACGAATGTTGAGATGTCAATAAGAGCATTCTCAAGTGATGTTTCGTTGAGGTCCGCAGCAGTTGACGGTTCATTGCGGAATGTGCCGCCGCCAGCCAATGGGTGGTCGGTTGCACAAAGCTCTTTACCGTCACCGCCTGTGAAGCTTGAATTGAACGCATTGTTCAATGTAGCTGCGGCTTTGACCTGCTTTGTGTGCGCCATCGAACGAGCCAACGCTCTTGTATAACGTGCGCCAAGGCGGTCATACAAGTTGTCTTCGACAGCTTCTTCGGTTAGTGCGAATGCAAGCGCAACTGTTTCGTGTGTATAACGAGCAGTATATGCTTCATTTGCATTGTCAAACTGGACACCAGATCCTTCGTTTTTAGTCGGAGCATTTCCGAATCCGACCAGCATAACCTCTTCTTCGAATGCACGGTCAGAAGATTCCGTGTCGTAGATTTCCGCATGCTGATTTTCATAGCGGTCATACTCAATACCGAACAAAGCATTAAGGCCCGGCTCTAGTTCTTTAACGAGTTGTGAACGTGAAATTGCCATGAGTCACTCCTCTCCTTACGCCAGACCTGCAGTGCCAGCACTGAACAGGTGGTTGTTAATTTTGACAATCACGTTAGTGTTTGCCGACGAAACATCGCTGTTCTCAGGATCTTGAGAAATATCAATGGCTTTCAACGGCAATGTTGCTGTTGTTGCGCCAGTTGTTACGTCCAATTCCATGCGAGAACCACCAGAAGTGGTGTCACCTACAGGTGAATTGTCAACGATGTCGAAATTACCCGCAAGATCAGCTACAGGGAATGCAGCGTCTGCTTGAACTTCGAATGTTGCATTTGGATCATCAATTACGTCTGCAATGATGTCCGCTGCAGCCACACTACCGGGATAGTAGTTTGACCAAGTTGGTTTGCCTGTCGTCGGGTCTGTATAGTTACAGCCATTAAACACGCCAAGAATCAGCCCTGAACCACCAGCAGCAACACGCTCAATGCCACCACCAGTTACCATTGAAACTAGGTCGCCTTGGTAAATAGCAGTCGCGTAGCCTGAAGCAATGCGATAACGGTTCTGTTGTTGAGAACTAATACTTGTACGTGACGGACGAAGGCCAAAAGGTGCGTCTATATTCGCCATCCTTATTCTCCATCAGGTTTAGGTCGTGAGCCGAAACTCACAGTTGTTTTGCGTTGCGGTGCCAATTTAGGCATCGCGGGGTTATTTTCGCGCATCCAATCACGATCAACAGCTTCCATTTGGTTATTAGTAACCCCTTGGTAGTGCTGATTGCGTTGTTCTGCCAACTCGACGGGGATTCGAGCAAGTACTAGACCGCCAACACCAATGATGCCTGCGTTTCGCCCCTCGTCAACAACTGGACCTGCATAATCTGGATATTCCTCTGCACGAACGAGATCATATCCTTCTTGCCGCCGCTTATGGACGTTAGTTTTGTCGTCAAATTCCATCACAGATTCACGAATCCAGCGATGTTTGTACCCCAAAGGGGGTTCCGGTGCTTCCAAGGCCGTGCCGGGTCTCCAAACTCTGCGCTCTTGGCGCTCCCGCGTTTGTGTTTCGCGTGAAGTACGGTCAGCCATGTTAGTCTCTCCGATTTTCAAGTTTAGCTACTTGAGCAGCGTATTTATCCAAGGGAACACCTAATCTTTTAGCCAAGCGCACTTGACCAGCATTAAGCTCCACTTGCTTTTTCCGTCCGCTTTTTAAGGAACGATTTCCGCTCCCTGCAGGTGTGACAGACTGGACGCTTTTCTTGTCACCCTGAAACTTATGAGGCATTTCTTTGCGCATACGCTTATCAATCTCCGCATAATATTCGTCTGAAGTCGGATCATAACCCTCTTCCGCAACGAGCGTTTCGTGAATAGCACGAGCCGCACTTTGCATAATTTTATCTTCTTGAAACCATTTGTTCTTTTTTAACCAATTAGCCAATTTAGGATCTTGTTGCTGTGGTTGCGGCCTTGGCTGCTGTTGTTGTCTCATTTGTGCTTGCGCTTGTGCTTGCGCTTGCTGTGCTGCAGCTTGAGATCTTTGCTTTTGAACGCGAATGCGTTCTTTTTCAATAGCAATTTGAGAAATTGCCTGTTGAGCATCTGCTACTTTATCATAATCCCCAGCTTCATATGCTTCTGCTAAAGCACGTTTTGCTTGAGCCTCTTGAGAAGAAATACGGCCCTCATATTCAGACATATAACCAGTGTTAACAGTCGATAAACGATTTTTATATTCTTCATTTTGCGCTTGAACCTGCTGAATGTACTGAACTGCGGCTGCAGCTTCTTCTTCTGCCTGTCTGCGTTGCGCAGTTAATTTTCGAATACGGCGCTGAACATTTTCACTATATTCGTCTAGTTCTTCATCATCGTCGTAATCATCACGAACATTTGTTCGGGTTTCTTTAACCTCATCGGTAACGTCTACAGCATTACCGATATACGCTTCAGAACCAGAAAACTCATCAGAGTCATCATCAAACTCTACAGATGTTGTTTCTTCAAATTCTTGATCTTCAGCTTCAGCCTGCATGAAACCTGTCTCCTTTGTTTGCACTATACATATGAAATGTCTTTCGGGTCAAGGATCGTGGCTATAATATTATCGTCATTTATAATACGAACCTCAAGTCCTTCCACTTTAAACCTATTTCCAGCATAACGTCCTATAAGAACCCAATCTTTTTCAGAACACCACGGTCCTGTTGGGAATTTTTGGGAGTCTTGGTATGCGTCTGGCCCTAGTTTAACAACATACGCCGCGACTGTGGCAAACGCCTCACGATCACGAACCGCGTCTGGAACATATACACCGCCCTTAGTTTTTTCACTTGGATAATATGGTATAATAAGCATTCTATACCCAGTAGGCTGCGGTAATCGCTCTAATGCCGAAGTTTCCATTTGCGATGGGTCATTTTCATTTTTGCTTTCAGGTGCATCTTTTCCAAAAGCTGTTTTTACAGGCTTTGGAAGATCTTCCATACCTGCTGGTTTATTTGCTTTTCGTGCCACATGCTCTGGCACGTATAGTTTTTTAGTCATCTGCATACTCAATAGATTTCATTGCTGATCGGATTTCATCTTCCATGAACGTCAAGCCTTTAATTTGCCCAACGGCAAACCTGTACTCCTCAAAAGAGCCAATATTACCCGTACCCAAAGACACCTGTATGTCTTCACGTCGTTGACGTAACTTATTGTAGAGGTATTCAGCTAGATGTAGTGCGTCCATGTGTGTCTCCCACTAGAACTTTATACGATCTATCGGAAAACACAAGTATTTATCCCACAGGTTTAGAAAATACCCTCAAATCTCTGGGGTCTAGCGATTCTGCTAAACCTGCTAATCACCCCACCGTCAGCTTTTTTTACTGGCTTTCTTTTTGGCTGGAGCTTTTTTCTTTGCAGGGGCTTTTTGGGGCTTTTCGACCCACGCTTCGTTTTCTGGGGTGTTGGGGTCGTCTTTGACGAAGTGGCCTTTCGCCGTCCGCGCCCTGACTTTCTCGACTCCGCCAGTGCTATCGCTACTGCTTGCTTTTGCGGATACCCCTCCGACACTAGCTTGCTGATGTTGGAGCTTATCGTTTGCTGACTCTTCCCTTTTACGAGAGGCAATTTTCTCCTCCTTTATGACTTGCACCATTTTGGCGCGTAAACTACTGGTCATTGTCTATTTCCCTTCATTCTTGCGTTAAGAGCCGCAATATCACGTTGGGTTTGGATTCTATCTTCTGCGACTCGTGTTTTGTCTTCTAAAGCATCCTGTTGCAGCCTTAGACGTTCTTCAGCCAATCGCGCATCCATCATTTCGCGCTCACGCTCAAGCTCTTGTTTTGCATCAAACTCTGAAGACTTACGCTGCATGTCTGCTGCTTTTAGTTGTAGTTCTTGCTGCCTAATCGTAACGAGCGGATCTTCACCCTGTGGCATTGGCTCAACAGATTGCGTAAATTCTTCTGTAAGGTCTGCAATCAGCATAGCTGCTTGACGCTCTATCGCAGGCTGTAGCATCTGCATAGCCTCTGGATTTTGCTGAACCTCCGGTCCCGCTTGCTCCATAACGATCTGCTGTGCTTGCGCCTCTGCCAGCATACCAATATGTTCTTGAATATGCCCTTGAAGCGTTGCCATAGCCTGTGGATTCATTTGAACAACAGGCGTAGACATAATTGCTAAGTGCGTTTCAATATGTGCCTTATGGTCTTGCTGTGGAAATGCTTGCGGCATTCCACCAGTTAATGCAATTTTGTTTTCCATTGCGGCATTCATAGGCATCGGCTGTGGTGGTGGGGGCAAGATCGCATCAATGTTATTAACGCCAAGGGCTTCATACATTTTGCGATACGCTTGGTACAATCCTTGAGGCCCACCGTGAATTTGTGGATTAGATTGAACAAGTTGCAATTGGGTTTGCGCAAGAGCAATGCGCTGGGCCATAGAGAAGATGTTGGGGTCACTAACAGGAAGTACATCAACTCGTGCATCAAAATCTTGCGCAAAAACTTCGGGTCCAAACTCTGTGGACGGCATATAAGGATACATCTGAATTGTTTCAGAAAACACTTTCGCCAGAAGTTTAAACTCGATTTTTTGAGAATAATGCATGCGCTTATGAATCGCAGACATTACCTTAGTGCCACGCTCCATAATCGCCATTGTGGTGCCAACAGGCGTTTCTCCGCCCATCTCACCAATCTTCATGTCAGCCATAGCCGCAAAGCGGCGTCCTGCGTCCACAAGAGTGCCTAGAAGATTGTAAAGGGTACCAGAAGGCTCTTTGAAGGGAAGAGGCATCAACGAGCTTCTGATATCCGTTCCTGCAACATCAATGTCGCGGAACTCACCCGGCTGTA